GTGGGGAGAAATCCCCACTCTTTAATATAGTGATATAGGAGAAACTATGAGTGATTATAGCTCACCGGTAAAGACAACTAGATTAACATCTTCAGGAGCAATATTTGCGGGTCCATGTAAAATCTTATCTATTTATTTTGTAAGTACTACTACTGCAGGAAGTATTACGATAAAAGACGGAGGATCAGGTGGAACTTCATTGGCAGTTTTTGATACACCAGTAGGTGGAACAAGTGCAAGTGAACCTGCGTTTTATCAAATTGATCTTCCAGGACTAGGTCTTAGATGTGAAACCAGTGGATACGCAACATTATCTAACGTTGATAAAGTAACAGTTATATACGGATAAAAGTTTATGGCTTATTCGGGCACTAGAACTTTTAATCTTAATATAGAGGAGATCATCGAGGAAGCATACGAAAGGTGCGGACTTGAGGTACGAAGTGGTTATGACTTAAAAACCGCTAGGAGATCCCTTAATTTAATGTTTTCGGATTGGGCTAATCGTGGTTTAAACTTATGGACCATTGATTACGCAACACAAACCATGACAGCAGGAACTAATTTTTATACTATTGATCAAAAGGTAGTTGACATTGTTGATGCTGTTATAACCACTACAGCTGGAGCTACAGCAAACATAGAGGCCGATAAAGATACAACTGATGTGGCCATTACAAAAATTTCAAGAACAGAATACATGAATTTAAGCAGGAAAGAGAATGCTTCTTCAGGGGATGGCAGGCCAACACAATACTGCATGATTAACGGACAAGTAACTACCGCTTCCGGCAGTGATTATGGACGGCCGGAAAACGACATGACCATATTTTTATATCCCAGTCCCGATAAAGCTTATATTTTAAAATATTTTTTCGTAAATAGAATACAGGATGCGGGAGATTACACTGATAATGCGGATGTTCCGTTTTATTTTCTTCCTTGCTTAGTTTCAGGATTAGCTTATTATATGTCTTTAAAGAGATCCCCCATGATGACCGCTAACTTAAAAGCTGTCTATGATGAGGAATTTGACAGAACGGCTGATGCTAACCGAGAACGAGTGTCGTTCAGGGTTAAACCGGCACAAGCGTACATACCTTAGGAGGTAATATGCCAAAATGTGAAAACTGCAATTGTGGGGATAACTGTGAATGCACAAATTGTGAATGTAAAAAGGAGGAAAAATGAGTAATAGACATTGGAATACCCAAACAACCAACACCAGAGATAAATCCGGTGGATCACCAGGAATTTGGAGGGACACAGGAACCTCTCCTGCGCCCAAGGCTAAAGCCATGGCACAGGGGGAAAAAACTGTTTCAGTTCCCAAAGGAGGACAAAGTGGAACTTCAAGAGGAATGGGTGCGGCCACTAAAGGCGGTAAATTTCATGTGGCTAAATCTAACGTATCTGTTTGGTAGAATGAATGGCGTACGCTAGTGGAAAATTTGCTATTTCCATTTCTGATAGAAGTGGATTACAGTTCCCCTATACCGAAATGGTTAGGGAATGGACAGGAGCGTGGGTACACAAAAGTGAGTATGAGCCAAAGGCCCCTCAGTTAATGCCACACGAGCATAGTCCAGATCCCCAGGCTTTGGACAGAGCACGTCCGGCCAGAAAAGAATTGCCTGTTCCTAACTTATTACAAAACAATCCTATATCCACGGCCGGAACAACCACTATAACTGTCACTGAGATTTCTCATAAAAGATCAACTAATGATGCAGTTAGGTTAAGAAATATAGGGGGAAACATAGGAGGTATCGCACCTTCAGTTTTTAATTTAAATACAACTTTAAACGGGGCCCTTACAGCTTCAAGTACAAGCATAACTTTAACTGATGGATCTGCTTTTCCTTCAAGTGGATATATTGTAATAAATGAAGATAAAACAAGTTCGGGCGTGCCAGTAGAAATATTAAGTGAAACAATTAAATACACATCCAGGTCTGGTAATGTTCTTAGTGGACTGACACGCGGTAGTGGAGCTCCTTCATACGGGGTTACCTTAGGGGATACAACAGCGGTGGCACATGACGATGGATCTAAAGTTTATGGATCATATTCCATTACAGTTGTTAATACTACATCTCCACAGGACACTACTATTAGTGATAGTTATACTTTTGTTGTAAACAGTGCAGCGACTTCCACAGCTGTAGGGGGAGGCTCTGTTGCTTCCGCTGGACCAGTAAATAGCAGGGCATAATGACAACATACAGCGAACTAGTAACCCAAATAAGAGAATATACAGAAACAGACAGCAGTGTCCTATCTGACACCATTGTCGATGATTTTATTGAGCATACTGAAAATGACCTTGTAAGACAGTTGGATATCCCAGCTTTTAGGGATTATCAGTATACTCAATTTACATCATCAAATCCGTTTTTAATTGTTCCAGGAGGAACAGCACCTACACCTTCAAGTTTTTCTGTCATAAGAAGCGTTAACGTTGTTGCTGATTTAACGGCCACTGATTCCACTGGAAATCGTTCATATCTGGAGGAAAAGGATGTTTCATTCATGAATGAGTACTGGCCCAACAGAAACTTGACAGGAACTCCAAAATATTATACACAATGGGATTACAACAGTATATATGTTGTTCCTACTCCAAGTTCAGCCTTGTATTTTGAGCTGGCTTTGAGTAAACTAGACGCTGCTTTATCAAGCACGGATACAACGTCTTGGTTAGGCAATAATGCTCCAAAAGCATTATTATACGGTTGTCTCGTGGAAGCTTTTAAATTTTTAAAAGGTCCCATGGAGATGCTGCAAACTTATACACAATCATACGCACAGGCTGTTCAAGCTGTCGCTATGCAACAAATGGGAAGGGCTCAACGTGATGACTATATGCATGGGGCATTAAGAATACCGCGTCCATCCTTCCAACCTCAATTAGGTTCAATTAAGCCAATGGGTGGCGCAACAACAGGAGGACAATAATATGGCTATTACTCAAGCTGTGGCAAATAGTTTTAAAACAGAGGTGTTAACTGGCACGCATAATTTCACTGCGACAACAGGCAACTCATTTAAAATTTCTTTGTATACCAACTCCGCTACATTATCTAAATCAACAACTGCTTATACTGCTTCTAACGAAGTTTCAGGTACTGGCTATACAGCCACTGGAAACACTTTAACCAGTGTTACTCCAGTATTAAGTTCTGATACAGCGGTTTGTGATTTTGCTGATACGTCTTGGACGTCAGCTACAATTACAGCAAGGGGAGCATTAATCTATAATGATACCCAAAGTGATAAAGCTGTAGTAGTATTAGATTTTGGTGGGGATAAAACATCTACAGCTGGAACATTTACCATACAGTTTCCAGCAGCAGACGCATCAAACGCTATATTAAGACTAGCTTAGGGAGTTTAAATGGCATTAGTAATTAATGACCGTGTAAAGGAAACTTCTAGCACAACAGGTACGGGAGCGTTAACATTCGCCGGAGCGGTTTCCGGGTTTGAAACATTCTCGGCTGGTATTGGAAATTCCAACACAACATATTACGCAGTTGTAAATACTGCTACTCCAACGGAATGGGAAGTAGGACTAGGAACCTTAGCGGGAGACAGTTCCACCATTACACGTACAACAGTTATATCAAGTTCCAACAGCGACAGCGCTGTAGACTTTGGAGCTGGAACAAAAGAAATATTCTGTACACTCCCGGCCAGCAAGGCTGTTATTAAGGATGCAAGTGGAAACGTTTCACCAGGTGGTGTAATAACAGGAACTACAGTTGAAGCAACAGGTGATACATCCTCAGGAGACAACGCTGCAATTGGATATACATCAGCAGAAGGACTTATTTTAACAGGACAAGGTTCTACTAACGATGTAACTATTAAAAACGATGCCGATACGGACGTTATTTCCATACCTACAGGTGCAACAGGTGTAACTTTAGCAGGAACATTGGGAAGCGGGGCTATTACAAGTACGGCGGGTATTACAGGAACACAGGTAGACATAACCGCGCAAGGAGATTTAAGACTACAGGATTCTACTGGTGGGGAATACATAGCTCAGCAGGCAGCAGCCACTACAACTTCATATACAGTTACTTGGCCAGGGGCAGTTGCTACCGCTAATGGACAGGCTTTAAAATCAACAACTGGAGGAGTCCTGTCATGGGGCACTGCTGGTACAGCATGGGTAGGACCTAAAACATCTGCCTATACTGCAGCAGCAGGAGAAGGAGTTTTATGTGACACAGCAACTACAGCGGCATTTACAGTGACACTTCCGGCATCTCCGACTTTAGGGGATGAAGTAAGCATTATTGACTTTGTAGGAAACGCAGGTACCGCAAACATAACAGTGGGAAGAAACTCAGAAAAAATTCAAGGAGCGTCAGCGGATTTAACCATTTCTACTGACAGTGCTGGCATAAAGCTGGTATATACCAACTCAGCAAATGGATGGAGGTTAGCAATTAACGACTAATGGCAAATTTACAGGACATAACAAACAGAAGTGAAGTAGGCACAATCAAGCCTTGGGGAAAAACTACAGCCCCAGCTGGATATCTACTGTGTGACGGGAGCGCTGTATCAAGAACAACATACGCGGATCTTTTTGCAGTTCTTTCCACTACATACGGATCAGGCGATGGTTCAGCGACATTCAACGTTCCGCAGCTGCAGGGCAAGACCCCTCAGGGATATGACGGCAATACATACAACTTGGCTGGAACGGGAGGCGCCAACACGGTAACCGTGGCGGTCACCAACAACCAGGCTGTAAGTTCAGTAACAACAACGTCAACTGTAACCAACAACCAGGCTGTATCTGTCAGTAACAACCAGTCTGTGACGGTTACTGGGAACATTGCAAATACTTCAGTCACCACGGCTCAATTGGCTTCCCACGCTCATACTGAGTGGGGTGCTGCCAACAATACTACAGTGTTAGGTAACAATCCAAATTCTGGTGTTTCTGCGACAACTGCCCAACGTAATACGGGAAATGCGGGTTCTGGAACGGGGCACAATCACAGTCATAACTTGTCTGGTACTTTAACTGGAAACTTAACAGGTAACTTAACGGGAACGGTAGCTGTATCTTCCACCAACAGCGGTGGCGCTTTATCGGGAACGGTAACGGCGGCGGGTAACAACGCCTTTTCACCCTATGTGGTGGTTAACTACATTATAAAGCACTAAGGAATATTTATGGCGACTCAAATAGTAATAGGAAACAAAAGTTATATAAGGATAGATGATTCTTTTCATATAGATTGGGACGATAAGGGAAAAAATTGGGTCGATGCATGGCTCCCTGACACCATTCATCATCTTATTTGGAATGATCTTCAAGGTCAAAATGAAATTCAAAACAAAGACCCTTCAACTGGAAATATGACGGGAAATACAGACTTGAATGCTACTTCCGACGCTGTTGGATCAACAACCATAGCTGATTTACTTACATGGGGAGAGGCCCGTAAACTTCAAATTGAACAGGCACAACTAGACCATGACGAGGCTTACGCCACTTGGGCTGCAGCAGATGATGGAACTTCCTGGACTAAAACGTGGGTTGACTACGATTCAAATCACTCCTGATTTATTATTTAAAACTCTTTTTCTTCCACCAATACTTTCTGTATACATTGTGAAATGAAGTACGAAACAAAGCAAATGTTTTTTTGGATTCTTTAACTAAACGAAAACCGCTTTTACTTTTCCACGGTTCTCTTTTAAAGGGAATAACTTGCATCATTGGAGTTCCTTTTTCAATAAGAAATTGTTCGTCTCGTTTTTTAAGATAAAAAGGAAAATTAATAAGATTCATATATTCATCAGTATCAACAATTCCTTCAATCATTTTCCATCTATTCTCCAGTCTGTTCATTGGGTGAACAAATAAACAGCTGTATCCGGGCGGAGTTTTTATTAACCACTTGTTATGAAATTTTCCTGCATTGTCCCCTACTGTTTCTTTCCACTCCCCAGGCAATTGACTTACTTTATGAAATCCAAAATCATTGGAGTCAAGGGAAGCAGGACTTATTGAAAAATCAGTTTCTGTGGGATCTATTATATAATCTTGATCAAAAGGAATAATGTATCCTGCTGTCATTGAATCAAGGAAAGGCATGCATTTTTTTATAGTTGGAACATGTAAATCACCTACAGAGGAATTAAGGGATTCTGTATTGGCGAAAGAACTGAATTTTTTATATGATTCAGGAATAAAATATTTAGATGCTTTGGGGTGAGGATGTATGTCAACCCAATCCTTATTGATTCCAATAAATTCTATTTTTTTTTCAAACATAATTACCTTAAAAAATTACAAATAGAATACCGAAAAGAAGATTCACCGGCCCACTGCAAAGGGGAATGAATAATAGTGGAACTGAATAAAATGGCTCTGTTTTGTTTAAAACCGACATGAGTAGACAAGATATTTTTATCTTCTTTTTTGGTATAAAATCCCGTTCCGTTGTTTATTAATTCGTCTCCTTTCATATATATTAAACATTGGAAAGTGCAGCCCCACTCTAAATCATCGTGTGGACGCGGCATGTCTGACGCCCCAACCATAGTGTAACATGTAGGCCTACTTACTTCTTTAAAGTCAATGTTAAAAACTTTTTTAATTCTTTCATTGATTATGGAAACGGGAAACTCCTCTTGGTCTAGGCATTTCATAAAACAAGCCCCGTCAGAAGGAGCCCCATAGTCTACCGTTAACATGTGTTCTGCAATTTTATTATAGTTTTCTTCTGAAAAAAAATTATCTTTTATGGATATAAAACTCATTCCTTTCCTCCAAAAAAACCTACGGAAAGAATGATCCTAGGAGTTAGAGAAATAGCTTTATGCTGTCTTTGTTTAGGAAAAAATAATAAATCACCTTTATTTATTACATAATCTTTTTTCGTATCGGTGTCCCGATATAGAGTGGACCCTTCTAATCCTAATAAAAAAACATCTTCCTCGTCTTTATGGGCCAATCCTATTTGCGC